GCATCGAACAGGTCCGGCCATGTATTCAGGTCGTCCTTCGTTCGGGTGTGTAGATGAACTTCAATGCGATAATCGCGTCTCTTTGACTTGTTGTCATAAAATGCGATGTCTGGATCAGATACCACACGATAAATAAAAAATTTTGCAGGCAGGGGTGCTGTACCAGGATCGAATTCGATCGCTCCGAACGGAATCGCAGTCGCTGTCTGGTAGGCTGTGAATGTTGTTTCGCAAATATCGTAGATACTGCTCATATTCCCAGCCTCCTTTTCAGAATGCTTTTGGCGATCTTGGTGAATTTCTTTCGAATCGCATCATCGGCTGGTCGTTTCCAGGGATCAGCAACAAACGTTACGACGCCTTTTTTTGTTTTTGCACCGTATTCTTGATAGCGGGCATGCCAGAATCCAGCCTCGTTCTTTTCCATAAATGATCCGACTTCGCCGGATATTATGTTGCCGTCTCTTATGACAGGTTTGATTTCAAGCGAGTCGATAGTCAGGTCGTTTTTGTTATGACGTTCAAGTCCATCCTTGTATTCGTCATACAGCTGGCGTTGCCCCTCCTCGATCGCTTCAACCATAGCCTCAACAGCCTGACCGCTCTTCTCTTCGACCATGCGCAATAATTGCTCAAGGCCTTCGGTCATGTTCCATTCGATTCTCACGCATTGACCACCGCCCGGACTTTGAACTGGATCCACTGGTTGCGCTGCCGGATGTTGTCGATGCCCGTGACGATCTCATATGTGACCCCGCCCATCACGACCCGACAATTTTCGGTTACGGACGCATGGTATCGCATGGTCACGGTGGCTTGTTTGAGGACCTGGTCCGCATTGGCGATGACCGCATCCGTTCCGTGCGCGTTGACCCACTGGCAAAACGCGGACATGAGCTTCAGATAGGTCTCGGTTTTGAACCCTCCGGTCCCGGTCTGCGTTTTGTAGTAGATGTCGATCGGCGTGCGAAGGTCACCCGTTTTAAAATCAATTCCGTCAATCACAGCAAACCACCATCCGTTAGCGACAGCTTCAGCTGTTGCATAAAATAGGTGATCCGGTGATTGGCCAGCAGATCGTTCACGGATCCGTCAGGGCGGTCCCACAGCTGGATTAGCATCATCTTGACGATCTCTTTTGCCTGTGGATCCACAGCCGAGCCGTCGGTCGGGGCAGTGTAACCACTGCCCCGCTCGACTGCTTTTTCGATTGCATTGATCTTGTTCTGCAGATCGGTCTGGTCGACCGTGGCGCTATACTCTTTGAGCAATGTGATTGCTTCATTGATGCTCAGGATCACGGTCGCTCACCTCCTCCGTCAGACTGTGAATTCAATGTCGACTGCTTTACCATTCAGCGCGCTGTTCAGCGTCACGCCGTTGGACTCAAGGGCCGAAGCGCTGACCGTGACAGTCGGCGCGGTGCCCTCTTTGGCTTTGTCCAGGTATGCCGCCGAGACCGTGTTGCGGTCCAGCTTGACCGGAAGCCCGATCTTACTGCCGAAGCCGATGGCCGTTGTCGCGCCAGTGCCGTCATGCGCCGGGATTGTGATGCTGGTCACGGTTGCGAAGATCTTCGATCCCGTCACGATTCCAGCTGTATTCTCGGTGAAAACCGGCAGTGTCTCTGTGATGGCCTCGCCGGCCATGTTGGTACCGGCGATGATCACCTGAATGGCTTTGATGTCTGTGGCGGTCCCCCCGGCGGTCGCCGTGATATTGCGCGGGAACGGCGGATTGGTGATGCCAGTCGTGATGACCTGCTCCTCACCGGTGTCCGTCACTGCAGCATGTACACCCGTGGCACTGGCCGCCGCAGCCTGAGCTTCGGTCAGGGCCAGCGTCACCGGCACCCGCATGTCAAGCGGGTATGCCGGAGCATCCGTCTTCACGACGATGTCCTGTGGATTGAAGGGTAATCTTGTCATTGTGTATCACTCCAATCTCTGATCCAGCGATCAGGTGACGACGATCTCCCGCTTCACGCAAGCCGCGGAATCCATGCTGACCGCATCGAGGCGGATGATGCCGCGGACTTCCGTCGCGTACCGCGCCCAGGCGTTGCCGCCGATATCGGTGCTTGCCAGCTCCATCGCCGCACGGCGGAAGAGCGAACCGAACTGAGTCAGGTCGCCGATGTAGACCGGCGCCAGGGTGCTGCCGCTTGTCCTGTTCGGCAGAAGCGCGTCGGACATCATGACGACCCGGCGGCCCTTCAGCGTCATGCCGGTCCCAGAGGTCGGATCCGGCTGAAGCAGCGGCTTGCCGGTTGCGTCAGCGAGATTGTCCAGGACGTTGTAGCCGGACTGGTTGGTGAGGATGACGGCGTTCAGCGAGATGTCCGGATCAAGCGACTTGTTCAGGACCGTCTTTATTCCTTCCAGTTCCTTGCCGGCCGTGAAAGCGGTCGGGCTGAGAGTCGCCAGCAGGGTCTTGAGCAGGACGTTCTCGGTGAGAACAGCCTTCTTGCCGAACCAGCGGGCGAGGTAGCGGAACAGACCGGCGATCTCATCGGCCGCGAGTTCCTTGGACACGGGCACGATCAGGCCGTAGGTGTCCAGCGAGTAGCTGACCTTTGTGAAAAGGGGCTGGTCATCCTGGGGCACGCCATCGGCATGCACTTCACCGGAGAGCTGGGTGAATCCAGCTGTCGGAGACGTGTCGACTGCTCTCCAGCCGGTCGCGGATGCGACGATTTCGGTGTTGAACAGACTGGCCAGCTGCGTCAGCTGACGGCGCTGCTCATGGATCAAGCCATCGAAATCGATGGGAACCAGGAACCCGCCATCCTCACCGGCCGGCGAACCGCCGCCAATGGTCAGAGCGGCCATCAGGGGCTTGACCTGCTCGATGCCAGCGGCCTTCTTCGGGGTGATGCCGTTCTGGATCGCATAAGCGAACGCGCGGGCATACTCCTTGGTGCCACGGATCTCATCGATCTGGCTGCGGATGACGTTGTCTTCGGCCTTGCCGGCGGAAGGCGTCGGCGGATCGAATCTGCCGGCCTCTGCTTCGAGGTCTTCGAGGGCCTTGATCTCTTCGTTCGCGGCCTTGATCTCGGCCATTCTGGCCTCGTAGGCAGCCTTGTCCTTCGCCTCCAGAGCCGCAGTAGCTGCGGTGATCAGGCCGGCCCGGACGTTCTTGAGTTCGTAGATTTTCTTGGACATTTTGTTGATCTCCTTTCGATCAAAAGCGCTGTGCTTCTATTTCAATCTGGGCCGACGCCCTCGATTGCCATTCCTCATCCGGGCTTGCACCGGTCTGCTGCGACTCACTGAACAGTTGACGGAGTTTGGTCAGGTCCTGGCCGCTGGCCTTTGCATACACTTTGGCGATGGATGCGGCTCTTGCCGGCTTGTTCGATTCGTCAAAAACAATCTCATCGATAAAGCCCAGCTCAAGCGCCTTCTCAGCACTCATATAGGTGTCGGCATCCATCATGGACTGCAGTTCTGCCTCACTCATGCCCGTGCGCATTTTATAGGCCGCGATCATGGCGGCGTTCGCAGTTTTGAGCATGTCGGCCGTGCTTGCCATCTCACGGTAGTCGCCTTCCGTTCCTGCCCAGGCGTTGTGTATCATGAGCAGCGCGGCCGGCGACATCTTGATTGTCTTTGCTCCCATGAGCAGGACCGATGCAGCTGATGCCGCTATGCCGTCAACGATTGCCGTCACATTGCCATGCTCTTTGATTCTGGTAAACATGGTCGCTCCGCTGGTCAAATCACCACCCGTGCTGTTGACCCTGATGACCGGATCGGCAGTTGACTGCAAAAACTTGATCAGCTTACTCGGGCTTGTTCCCTGCCAGCCGATCCAGTCGAAAAACGCCTGGTCGTTGTCAGAGATTATTTCTCCGTATACGTTGAATTCATTCACTTAGCCGTACCTCCTTTCTGCGCAATTAGCTTGTCGAAGTATTCGCCCAGCTTTTCAAGCGGCACGCTGTTGAGCGGGGCGATCCTGGTGTCACCGCCAGGCACCTCCGGCAGATCCTCGAAGCCGAGAATGTCGTTGACAGAATAGGCGCCGACATTGCGCATATCGGTGTACCACTTGCCTCTCGCTGTCATGTCTCCGCGCAGTTCCGCATTCATGTTGATCCGGACCTCGAGGCCTCGGAGGATC